ATCCTGTCTTACGATTTCTTTGTATTTAGCCTCAGCTTGTTTGGCATCCAAAATTTCAACGGCATCTTTCTTGATTGTTTGTTTTTCTTCCGGAACTTCTTCTTCAGATTTTGAATCTTTGATTTCGCCCTGATTATCCATAGATACAGAATTCTCTTCAAGAACATGTTTCTCTTCTGGCTTAACGCTATCCTCAACTTTAGTTTGAGATTTAGCGGCAGCTTCAGCACGAGCATCAGACAGTTTATCTTGCAACGAAGCGAGTGTCCGTTTCTTCAATACGTCAATTTTATCACTATCAGAGATTTGCGCAACATCGCAAATTTGAGCAATCAGTGAATCACGCAATTGACATTGAATTTCGGAGTTTTGTTGACGCAAGGTGCGGTTCTCTTGAGTCAAAGATTTGATACGAGAATGTGCGTAGTCATTACCTTGAACATCGAAATGTTGAGTAAGGGCATCTACTATAGTAGCAACCAATTCTTCTTTACCGAAGGGTTGGAAGTCTTGTACTTTACCTTCTTCTACATCAAGTTCTTTTTTCATTTCTTCGATAACTTCCGCATGGTCTTTAACACCAAGCTCTTCCAGTTTATCCTTAATAACCTGAACGATACCTTCTTTGTCTTTAGAATCTTCCAGTTTGTCTGAAATGAAAGCAAGAGCCAACGAAGCTTGTTCTTTAGTAGCAATCGGGATTACTCGTGAGTCTGAAAAGACATAGTCAGAAGCCGCAGTTTCTTCGCTATCTTGAACTTTATAATCTTTCAAACCTAGTTCTTGAGCATAGGAAACTAAAGCATCATTACTTTTAGATACTTCATTAATTTTCATTAAATGATCCTCTATTGTTTCATAATCTAAGATAGTCATAAAGGTACTAACACCCTCTGAATCTCTTATTAGTGTTGATCTTGCATTCTTGTCTGCTGGGATCTTAGTGTAGGTAACATGGTCAAATTCCATATTGCCGCCGATATAATAGCATTTTTCAGAATCATAAAAGCTTCCACGACTATGACCACAAGACCCTTCCATTTGGTTAGTACCGCATATAGAGCAAGTGGCAGAGTCAGTCTGTCCGCCAACAGATACACCAACGTATTCCCCGTCAAGAACTTTATTTATTGTATCACTATCTGTGATTTTTGCAATAAGCTCAATATAACCAAGTCCTTCAGTAGTTCCAAGCTTTCTTGATAGCTCTAAGGATTTTTTAGTGGCGCGAACCAGATCCATCCCTTTACGACCAAGACTGTCTTCTATTTGCGTCGGACGTCTTGTTTGAACATACTTAGATTGCTGTACTCTTCCTACTATAGGAGAATCTTCTTCATGCTCGATAGTAACAGGTGCGCCCGAATCTTTAATGAATGAGCTAGCACCTTTTGCCATCCCATCAGGAGTATAGTACCAGTTATTACCATTTACTATTCCTGAATGAGTGGCTTCCATCTTTACAGTAATACTTTTAATCTTTTTACCGCTGTCTATAGAATCTTTTATATCCTTGAACTGCGAATCATTGACCTTGAGTATTACTGGGATTTTGAAATTCTGCATAATTCCTCTACTCTCAAAAATAATTCAGATACGCTATCAAGTATTTTAGATTCTATATTATTAGAACCAAGTGAATACAGAAACTCTGAAGTATCTTCGCACATATGTTTAATTGTACCTATATTAATATTAGAATCATTAATGTCAATACTTGATTCTAATTCACTCATTAATATAGCATATGTGGATAGTCTGTCATCTCTTGTTACTACCAGTTGGTCAATAAAAGACATAGAGTCTGAATATTGATTACTAGGAGCTACCACAGAAGATGAGGCATTACTTGCGCCGACTTTTTTACTTACATTATTACTTGATGATTGGACTGAACCACTAGATGTACCAGTAGAGGGGGCAACAGATGAAGCATCGGATGCTTTTGATGCCTCGATTGATGCCTTTTTAACAGCAACATCGATTGGCGGCAAAAGTTTCTCTGCCCATTCTCCAGCTTCTCGAAGCTCTTTGTCTGTCATAGGACGACGACCTGTAGCAACCCTGAACTCTTGATATGTTATCATACCAGAGTTTGCAAGATTAAGAAGATGAGACTCTTCTTTGATAGTGCCTTCTTTATCAATGTCGTTAAACTTGAACATAACAAGGTCTTCTTCGGGGATTAGATATTTTCTATCGTATTTGCCCGATTCTACTAAAAGCTCTGTGAATATCTCTTCAGTTATGAAGTTTGCTATTACACGTTGCAAGTCTTCTGATGCTTCTTTTAGGTTTTGAGAAATAATTGAACCGGTTGTTTTACCAGTTGAATCACTCAAACCCAAGTCGGTAGCAGATACGCCGATACCAATCATGACACGTTCGAAGAAATACTTTAAGTAAGTCTCTACACGCAATGCCAATGATTCGGAACCAATTGCTTTTATCTCTACACGTTCTGATGTAACAACACCGCCGTAATCATCTATCTCTCTTAATACACGATTCATTTGAGATACTTCTGACGAACCGTCTTGAAGTATTTTTGCAGGATTGGCATCTGAGCCTACCTTAACGTGTATGATTGGGAATAGACTTTTATAGATGAGTGTTTCTACAGACTCTTCTATTCTTCTAAGTGCAAGTATGTCATCTTTTACCGGTTCCAACGGGGGGGTACCCATTGTGAATCCAGATCTTTTATTATATGTTAGATGACGTACATTTTTACCTTGGAAGATTTTATATTTACCATTACCAAGGTCTTGCTTATATTTAGAGACATATCCTGTATCGGATATAACTCTCTTCATGGATTCAGTAGGAAAATTAAATACCGCCGCGATTGGGTCTAATGATGTATTATTAGCTTCTCGTTGCTCGGCTGTACTGTGCTTCTCATTTCTTACTATTAATACGTATGCATTATGAAGTGCTATCATATTATAAGTAAGCTGTTCCAAGAACTCTTCAAAAGACAGTCCTGACACAAACTTAAATTCACGCAGTCTCTGATTTATATAGGCGATATTCTCGTCGTTATGAGAACGAAGAGTAAAACCGTCTTTGAGCATGATTGTTTTCTTACGCTCAAATGCCTTATATACAATTGCTTCTGTATCTATAATACGTGAGTATTCGTATAGGTCATATTCGTGTGAAGCATAGCTTTCCACTTCATAATTATTATACAAAGAATTGCGCGACCCAAAGTAAGACAAGACAGGAGAGGATATACCTCTCCGACCCATTTTCTCTGGAAGGACACCTGAAGAATCAAATATCCTAGAAACCTCGTTGTCAACACCCCTATAATTTGAAGAGACAATTATATTATTTACATCTAGATTCATTAACCATCCCCTAATATATTAAGGATATTATCTACCGTTCCGCATTCCAGAGAGACATTAAGCGACCCAGAATTCAGAGATACACTACCATTAATAATACTATTTGTACCAGTATCAGGCGTGGTGTTTGTCTTGTTTCCAGAAAATGCATCAGTAATATTGTTTTTACTAATATCACTATAAGTTAGAGCGCCAGTATCGTCAACCCTCGGTTTTATTCGATTCGACAATTCTTCCATAAGTTCTTCAGGAATAAAAATAACTTCGTTGTCTAACGGATTATCTGTAGTCGGACTGTATGTATCTATTGTCTCGATTACGCTTCTAATGTGCTCTGGGATTGTCCAGTCTGTGTCAATATCCAACGGAATAACAGGAGTACCATTATTATCATATGTCTGCCTGGTTTCATCGGAATCATCGACTATATTAACAATCCATGGCGATAACTCTGGTGCGTCTTCAGGATTGAAGGAACCAGTCTCATCAATGTATCGTTCTATTATCTTCTCTACAGTTACTGATTCTGTAAAGTCTTTTAGATTACAATTCCAGAATGAAAGATTGTCACTATTGGTACTTGAGTCATCTTTAATAACTACACCAATAGGGTCTCCATCTGAATTAGTAATAATATCTACATCGCTTGCTATTGTATTAGCAATGATGCTCCCAATGTTTTCTATAGTAAGGTCTGTATCTATTGAAGATATATTATCACTACCATATGAGCCTGATGTTGAATTACACAATTTGTCATATGCAGCCTTGCCGGCTTTGAATGAGATGATATATCTAATCAGATTAGCCAGTGCCATTAACTCTGAAGCATTAGACAGGAATTCTGATATACTTAATCCACTTCTTGACGGTTCGCAAGAGAAGTGATTTAACAAGCCACTTAATTCAGTAACTGAATCTTGAAGCGAAGATACTGAGTTATTAATAGTATCTTGTAAGGGTTGGAATATTTGTTCAGCGTATGCTGATACACTTCCTTCCGCCGATTTAACTCTATCTATATATGCCTTGCGTACTTCTTTTATTTTATCTGATATACCCGTATTCCCTTCTACATATTCAGACAGGCCCAATTTGGCCAATTCTGCACCAGATGTTGTTCTTATGTTTTCAGGAGTAGGAAGGCTATCAATAATGGTTTGGATTGAATCCAATATACACAATACAGGAGTCAATGCAAAACGTGCAAGGATAGATATATTCTTAACAAGAACTTTGATTATCTCTGCCAGTATTCCACTAATAAATACAGAGATTGTTATTCTTGGTAGATTAATTTTTTGTAATACACGCACCAATGCAGCGAGTATTAATGCTATTAGTTTTAATAAGTCAGGAGTACACAAATAGGATAAAAAGAATCCATACTGACATACACTTGCCTTATTGTATTTGGTAAGGTTTTTGAATTGGTCTAATGATGCTTGTGCATCTGCCAATAAATTAGAAAACAGGCCCGAGAAGTCAAACTTGGGCTTTTCTATTTTACAATTAAAACAGTCGTTACTAAGACTACGCAATACGTTTCTTGCCAATTCATCAGTGATCTGCTTTGACTCTTCTGATACTTGACTTTCTACGTCTACCTCATCGTCGTCTGTAGTTACATAAGGGTCTGCATCTATTGCCGCGTTTATATAGTCTTGTATTTGA